TCTTCAACTTCAAGAATTTGAGTGTTTATAACAGTTTGGGTTCCATCTACAGTAAGATCACCAGTAACTACAAGATCTTGCTCAATATGGATTCCACCACCAACTGTTAGATTTTTTTCAATACCAATACCACCATCAAATTGTACTGAACCACTATTAACATTTCCTAATTCATTATCTGTCGTATCAGTAAAAGTTGTTATTCCAGATAATTGTGTATTTCCAGATACAACTAATTCATTTAAAATATTGACAGCAGCATTTATATCAAGATCGGAAGAAAATGTTGATATTCCAGTTATTTCTAAATTTCCGCCAACATTAAGATTTTTGGAAATTCCTACTCCACCACTAACAATTAAAGCACCAGTTGTGGTAGATGTAGAATCATCAGTATTTGTAAAATACGCAATACCTTCAATTGTTGTAGATGATGAGTCAATAAAACTCGTCATTATAAAGGATTGTGATGGAAGATCCCAAACAAGGATCATTCCATCCGATGTTCTATATGTCGAATTAACATCACTAAGATTTATAAGTTTTGCTGGTGGAGTACCAACAGAAGATACTACACGAACTACATTTTGAGTTCCAACCCTTGCTTTTACCGTTTGAGTTCCAACCCTTGATCTTACCGTAGGCATTATCTAGTTACTCCCGCTCTGACGAGTGCAGAACCCTCAATAGGTTTAGTAACACTACCACCACTACTAGTTAATTTTACATCATAAACATATCTACCTGGTTTCAAATCTACAGTTTCTGATGCTGTTAAAGATATCTGAATTGATCCTTCGGTAGGTGATAATATAGTTGATGCAAAAGATACAGATGAAGAACTGCTATATGTTTTTCTAAGTTGAGCTGCTATGCTGTATCCAGTCAAATTTAGAAGATTGTTTGTACCAATTTCTTCTAAGGTGAAAACAGTATCAAAATCAAAACCCTGCTCAATTACTATATTTGATACAAATACTGTCATTATTCAGATGAGCATCTTTTCTATAGTTATTTATAATTGCCTAAGTATCATAAAATTATTTCTTATTTAGTATTTCTTTCAGAAGCATTTTTATTTCGTCAATATCTTCCTTCATTTTGTCAAGTTCTTGTCTTTGCATATCCTTATAATTTAAAGAATTTACATACTGATTATATGAAGTGGTGTCACAATTTACTATGGCACCACTTTTTTCATCCCTATAAAGGTTTTTATGCCCCTCTACTCTTATCATCTCAATGCAATAGTTCTAAGATCCTTTATTCTTGGTGCGCGTGCCTGATTCGTACCAGACATTACAATTTTGATTGTATATCCAGTAAACAAATCTAAATTATCGGCAGTGAATTCATACTCAAGATACTGATTTTCCAAACTTGCTGGAACAAATGTATCAGGTCTTCCACTATTATTAGAATTATTGATAGGAGTAATAGTTCCATCAGCATTTATGGTCAAGTTATCATATCCAGGGAATAATTCAAATTCCTGTGTTACTTCGCTAGAATCTGCTCTGATAAGATTATAAAGAACTCTAAAGTCTGCAGATTCATGTCTGTAGGCAGCAAGAATTACTTTAAGTGAAGTTGCTGCTTGAGCTAGATTGACTGTATTCGAAACATAAACCGCTGCATGTGGATCAAACAGTAGAGAGTTAACTCTATTATCTGTAGAATAATTGGAAATTGGTTGATTCAATCTATTCAGTCTAAACTCTGACATCGCAGTGTCAGTATAGATAATTGGTGAGAGGTTGGAATCGGTTGTATTTAAAGTGATGCCAGTTGTAAATGATTTATTTCTTGGTAAAGTTGCAAGTTTTGTAGTCTCATTGACATTGGAAGCAACCATTCTTACAGAACTAAGTTTGTTAACTTCATTCAATTCTACACTTTCAAAACCATTGTCAATGAATGATGTTTCCAATCCATCAACACTTCTTCCAGTTATTGTTCTTACTGAAGCAGTTGCTGATGTTGTAGAACCTGGTGTAAGGATATCATAATTTGGAACAATTTCATTAAATTGAATATTTTCTGTTGCTTTACAATTATTGCCACCAGTTGATGCTTGTGATGTAAATGCTAATTGTGGTGCTCCAGAGGTGTCTCCATCATTAGATCTATCATTTCCATTTGTTGACATATCGACTGCAATATGATACTGATCAAGTTCATTTCCGAGTGAACTTACGTCATGTGTAATGCCGTTTATTCTTCTTAGAGAAACACCATTTAATTCATACTTTGTGACCAAACTTCCACCCCCATGAGGTTGAACTTTGCCTTCTACTGCTCTAGCACTTATTGTAAGAGTTCCATTACCAACGGCACTATAAGAAATTATTTCGTCACCAACTTTAACATATCCAAGATAAGATGAGGAAACTGTTTGCCCCTCAAAAGTGGTAAAGTTGGAGGTACTTGCAACACTGACAATTGCAGTTTCATCAATTGATAAGGAAGAAGATAATGTTGTTGATGGTACGGATGGTTGTACGTTAGAAATAATAACTTTATTTGTAGAATCATACATTCCATGATCGAAATGATTGACTCTCAAATAATTACCAGAATTTAAATCGGATCCTTCAGAAGTTCTATCAGTAATAGTTGTACCTGCAAGAGAGACAATAGTTCCTGAGTCATTATAGTAACTCACTGCTGCTCCTACTTGGAAGGTCTTAGATGTTCCTTTTTCGCCCTGTACATCGGAAAGATATAAGGTATCTAATCCTGTAATAGAATCAATTGTAATTCTGGCATTTCTTCCAAGAGATGTTACAATACCAACAACGTCTCCAACTTGATATCCGTTTCCGGTGGCAGTTGTTCCAGCGATTCCAGTAATAATGCCATTTGTTGCCGTGATACTAAGTCTAAGTCCAGAACCACTACCAACAATAGGTGTAGTTTCTAAATTAGATGCAGTTACATAATTTGCTCCACCATCAGTAATTGAAACAGTGTCAACAGAACTTCCCTGACCAGAGATATATCCATATCCGAATCCATTAGATCCTGCAATTTTTCTACCAACTGTTAAAATGCCAATATTTCCATCACCTGCAGAAATTGTAGTTATTCCAAGAGTTGTTGTTTTTGATAATGTTGTAATTGGGTTATTTTGTAGTTTCTTGACATATCCATTACTTTCATCCAATGTTGGATTATAGAAAAATGCGGTTCCTGTCGTTGACGTAAAGTTTGCCTTATATAATTTGAACTTGAGATCTTGATATTGATTTGCAGTCCAAATAGATCCATTTTGCGATTTAAACAGACTTCCAAGTGCAAACTGTTTTGAGTAAACAACAGATTCTGCATTGGGTAAAGATTGTGTATTGACGGTTTTTTCACCCATCTCAGCAATCCATAATTCATATTCGTCACTTGTTTCTGCTACAGCAACTATTGCATATTCTTGACCAGGAGCAAGATAAATCGGATAATCAAAAGTTGCCTTTGTTGCAGTTTCTCCGTTTGTTGAGGTTACAATGTCAGAAGGTCTTAATGTTACAGGATTTCCAATAAGTGTTCTTGTTGGAGTTCCCAATTCTACTGTTCTTACCTCGATTCTTAGCGGATCATTTCCAGATGGCTTATTGGCGAAGAACAAATCTACTGCAGTTAAGAAAGCACCATTAGCATCATTGTTTTGTCCATTCGAATCTGGGGCATCAATTGTTCCACCAACACTAAACGATTGTGCCAGAGGGTCATAGAATGCAGTGGTGACTGTACGAGTTTGTCTTTCACGAACTTCAAATCTACCTTCAGATTTGTATGTCGTTTCTGCTGTTGATTGTAACTGACTTCCTGGAAGAGGAATGGCATTTGTGGAACTATTTGTTAGTTTATAAGTTTTAGTTCCTGTAGATATTCTAACTGCAGGTGCTGGAATAGTATGTGGATCTTTCAAGAAGAAAGAACCTAAAAGATCGCCATAATTATCACTAATCAAGCGAAGATCTTTTACATATGCAACAGCACCGCTGGTTTGTCCTACCAGTTTTGTTCCTGTCTTTACATATCCAGAATATTTACCTTGTGCTTCTTCGGAAAGAGCAAATGTATCAATATTAAGAACTTTGGATGATTGACTATATGCGGAAGAAAGATTTTCTGATTTTATGTAAGGATTTATATTAAAGGTCGTTGATGGAGAATTAAATTGACCATACTTGTGATTTCCAGAACACAATCTAAAGGTAATTACAGATTCTTCATCATTGTAACCAATTACAGTTTCTCCAACTTCAAAAGAACCTACAGATCCATAATTTACTAATGTTGAATCATTAGATATTTCTAATAATTTTGGAATAAAGTCAACACTGCCATTCCCGTCGAAGAATTGATAGAATCTTGTTAAGGGTTTCAGATTACTAGAGGAGAACTGTGTATTTCTGGAACGCATATATTCTTCGTTGCCAGAGGAGATTAGAAGATCATCTAAAACAACAACACGTGTTCGTACCTGACCTCTAAGTTGCCAATTTGCAACTGATTGGAAAACATTTTGAACATTCCTATCTTCAAGTCTAATAGTTCTAACCCAACTATCGCTAGCGGGAGATAATTTGACAAATCCATTATATGAAACTACATGGAATGGATTTACATTTTCTACTCTAGTTGCTAATGGTTGCTCAATCCAACCAACACTATTGTATTTTAGAGTGATAGCACTTCCTGTCTTCTGGACATTGGAATCTAATAAATTAAAGTTTGTAGACAAGTCCAGATTTTCATCAGTAATGTCAGTTGATGGTGCTATTTGACTCTTTAGTGAATTATCGCTAATTATTGTTGTAAGTTCTTGGGCATCATCATCCACTTGTATTGAGGAAACATTTAAATTGATAAAGGAATTATTTTTAAAATCATCTACAAAGAAACCAGTCTTAAATCTATTATTCCCTTGTGCATCCTGAACTTGGAGAGTTTGAGTATTTACTTCTAAGAGGGAAAGTGAAGTAACTCTTTCTAAATTTTCAATTCTATCTTCAAGTTTTCCAATATCTCTCATGGTATATCTTCTATTATCTACAAGAGAAATAGTAGCATCATTTGGATTGTACAGATATGCTGGAAGATTTATTGTAGCCAAATCCATCAATCCATCAGGATTTTTATTTGTAGGAACTTTTGGATTTGCCTCAGAAATTCCCTTTTGAACGATAATGTTTCCAAATGTATCCAGATATACTTTATCAATTCTTGGAAGATAATAATTATAACCAATCAATGAACTTTCTTTTGGTTTCAAAATAAGTTTTGGCAGAGTTCCAAAACTTCTAGAATCGAAGTCGAATGGTGACTTATTGGTAGCAGTAAACTGTGATACTCTTGGTCTAAAATCGAGAGTATCGGAAGCTCTTACTCCTCTAGAACCAATAACTGGAATATCTTCAGCAAATCTATCCTTATCATAACTTAAAACGGTATACACATCTCCATTATCCGAAGCAGGAACTGTATAATGATCAAATACAATTTTCAGTCTTCTAGAGGGAATTGGCGTATTTGAACTTCTTAAAATTCTAGAGTAATCATAATACTGATCTTTCTGTCCTTTATCTAAGGTAAAGGATGACGTGACATCCTTATAAGAACCTTTAGTTACAGACTGAAGTGAAGCAGTGTTGTTAGATTCTTCTAATGTAACAGATTCTCCAGCAATAAATCTATCTTGATTCAAATAAACGACGGATAATACAAGAGAAGAAGGTTTAGCAACCACTCTTGCTACAGTGTTACTTGCAGAACTTATAATGTTTTCGCCAATAATTGCATTGCTTACTACAGAAGTATCAAAAAATTGAATTTGATCCAATGTCGATGCATTCTCATCCAATGATTCATGGATGGCAAGAACTTTTACTACATCTGGCCAATTCAATGAGATTTCTTCATCCTGAACTCTCAATCCATAATTTGTATTATAGGTAAGACCATCATTAATAGATGTATTAACACCAACTCCAGACTGTTGATACTTGGAGTATACTACATCAAGTGTAGCACTTCTGGTGTAATCTTTTTTCTTATTTTGGATGCCATTTTTTGTTAATGAGGCATTTACTACAATGCTACTCTGACTAGCATCTAATCCATTAATAGTGACAGTATTTCCGCTGATAGAGAATGAATCGGATGTTACCGTTCCAATTCCACCACCAGTATAGTGGACGGAGTATCTTTCTTCGTCAAATGGATCAAAGAATGCGCTAGTGATTCCACTAACAGCAGATAAATCAAATGTCAGAACACCACTACCATCCGTTGTCTCTCCAGTTATTTGTTCTGATATTTTTAAATTTGATCCTGAAAGATTTACAGACTCAATATCAATATTCGGAAATTCTGCATAGAGATATCCCCTATCCTGATTTCTCAGTAAAGGAATGCCAAGTTTAATTTGTGAATATGTTCCATTAGTAACAGACCCAGCATGAACGCCAGAAACATCTGTAGATGCTGCTATTGTTAAGGATGTTGTATTATTTGCCGTTACTCTATTAAATGTTTCATCTCCAGAAGCAGTTTGATATCTAATAATATCACCAACTTTAATTCCAGTGAATACTTTTCCTGGACTTACTAATGTATTACCACCACTAATAGTTCCACCAACAACTCCATTAGGAAGATTTTCAGACTCTAATGCAGAATCTGCGGTAAATATTGGGAAACCGGAAATACCAGACTGAGAAGCAGATTTAATATCTCTAGTTCCATATGAAACAACAGATGCTACGGTAGCAGAAGCATCAATTCCATTGATGATTAATTGTTCCCCTACAGAAAATGTTCCAGAAGTTTGTCTAATACTTACTGTACTTCCAGAACCAGAAGAAACTGCATATCCACTAGCCCCACTACTTTTTCCTTTAATATAAGATGAAGTTATTAACCCTAAAGGTGCTACTGGAGTATTTAATGTGAGTGAAGTATATGTTTGAACGTCATAAAGATATAAATCCCAATTTGTAGATGCATCTTGATATGCATTTCCCGTTAAGTTAAAGGTATAAACTCTAGCATCCCCGATTTGAGTTCCACCACCGGCAAATTGATTGTAAAGATCGATAGACTCTTTTTGTTTTGGAGCACCACTTACATTATTAACTCTAAGAAGATTTCCCATTTCGAAGGGAATGTTTGTGGAAGATACTGTTGCCGTATCTCTTGGTTTTTCTACATCAATAATTGTATTCGATATTTTTTCTACATTGTAACCACCAACATAAGCTTCTCCAGGAGAAACTTTTACACACATCAAATCATCAGAAGGTGTATTGAGGTCACTTGTGGATTGATTGTCAAAAAATAGACCATCATTACCCAACTTATCATTAAGAGAATTGTGTAAGGATATTTTAAAGTTATCTAACGCATAATGTCCAGACTCTTCGTAAGTTCTTTCTGCAATATAGTCCCCAAGTCTGTTAAGTTCAGTTTTATTTTCAATTTTTTTTATTCTACCATTTTCTACTCTAAGAAGTTCTATAAAATCAGTATCATTGTTATCAGTAAGTAACTTCTTGGAAAGACTTAAATTAATTTGTAATCTATCTGCACCAGGTGCTGCATAGTTTGTAAATCCTTTTGCATTATCGTATAACGAGGAATCATCCTTGGCGTTGACAAGCAATTCTTGAATTGTTAAACCAACTCTATAAGATGGTGTATTTGTATAACTATCGAGTAATATTGTTTGCTTTGAAACATTTGCAAAATATCCTCTAACAAAATATACACCTTCCCCAATTGATGCTGCAGATCCAATAGAGGTTGCATTTAAACTGATAAGGGAAGCAAATGGAGTTCCTGCACTAATAGTAGTATTTCCATAAACTACATTTTCATTTGCAAATAATGCTTCTCCATCTGCAAATTGATTAAAGATAAAATCATCATTAGAATCCAGATACTTCACGTAGATTGTTGGATCCTGAATATCTCCACCATCTGGAAGAGCAACGAATTGGACAGTTGCAGTAGTTCCAGAAGATTGTCCTGTAATTTTTTTACCTATAAAGTTTTTAAGGTATAAAGATATATCAACACCAAATTCGGAAGAATTTAATTTGACAGCATAAAATTGACCATCATAAGCAATATTCCCTGGAATTACTACCGTTCCTTCTTTGAAGTTGTAACTTCCAAAAGTTTCGATTTGATTTTGTAATATTGATTGGAGTGTAGTTAATTCTCGTGCCTGAACTGGAAATCCTGGCTTAAATAAGACTTTATAAAAGTTTTTACCCGAATCAAAATCATCAAAATATGGGTTGATATTTAAGTCTGTTTTTTGTGCCATTTTTTTTAGAATTCCAGAATGATTTTAACGTCTTCTTTTTGCCTAAGATTTCTTCCAACTTCAGGTCTATTATCAATGTAAATAATATCCCCTGTCTTTTTATTTATCTCTGGATCTGCAAGTCCACCTACAAAGTTAGCACTTAAACTAATTCCATTTTCAGAACTTCCAGTAAATCCAGACGCTACCGTTGTTTGGGTAGCAGTAGTAAATACAATACTATCCGTATTATTAAATTCAATAACCTTTGAGTCTACTCCAATGGTCGTTCTATCTTCTTGATTGATGCCATTAGTTAAGAATAAAGATCTATCTTTAAAATACTTCAATACTTTAGTATCGCTGTCATATGAAGCAACCCATCCTTTTGCAATCTCTGTAGATGATTGAGTTTGGGTAACTTTTTCTCCTACTGTTGGAGTTCCTGTATATGCAGAATCCAACTTTAATGCACCTAACGATGAATAGGTCGATCCAGTAAAGTTGGTAGAGGCAAATCCGGAAGAAGTATATTCTTTTGGATTTTTAACTATTCCAACTTGAGAAAATTTTGTGTCTACTGGAAAATCTTTAGTAGAATCGTCAAATCTTGCATAAATTAGAACTCTATCGGCACCCAACTCACTATAAAGATCATATCCATGCCCTCTTGATGGAGGAATAATAGGAATCAAATTTGCAGCACTTGATATAGTTCCAGTTCTTTCCAGGTCAACAATACCAAATGTATAACCTTTTCCACCAGTTATAACATTTGTGGACGTAATTGCTCCATTACTATCTACTGATATAGAAACTCTTCCCCCAGTACCATCGCCCAAAATGTCATATGTAGATGCTGTATATCCTAATCCTGCGTTTTTAATGTAAACTTTTTTAATTTGATTATTATTTGTCTCAGAATCTCCTGCTTCCCTAACTGATTGAATTTGAGAATCTGAAGATGTTGACCAATTATTAGGAAGAACAATATATTCTGTGGAATCAAATTTAATTACATCACTCGGAGAAATAGAGAACAGATACTTCCAAGTATATCCATCAGATCCTGCAGTAAATGGTTGCAAATCTGTTGATGTTGGTTCAAATTTTGATCTATTTCCCTTCAAATTAGTTCCTGAAGAACCATTATCGATACAAATATAAACTTTAAAATCACTATTAATTACATAATAGTTTGAATCGTATAATCTGCTCGTTCCAGAATTTGGAGTTAAGTTGGTGGAACTATAATCATGCCTATACATATCATAGGCAGTATTTGTAGTCCACTGGACTTTTCTCACCACCCTTCTAATATTTGTGCCTGTAACTCTTTTTCCGAAAATTCCAGTATCTCTGTAGTGTGTCAGATATTGGAAATTATCAGTCGGACTTGGTGGTCCGCTAGAAGCAGTACTCCAATCAGAAGTTCTACCAAATCCAACAGCAGATGAATTTGGTAGACCTAAGAAAACATAATATGAATTATTCTCATCTAATACAGAATCTATAAAGTTACTCGCATTCAATATTCTAAATTGTTCTGTTACGACAGCAGCCATATTAACATAGTTTTTTAGATATTTATAATAGTTTAGGAAGAGCGCCAGTAGACCTTATGCCAACATTTCTTCTCTGAATGATTGGATATGTTGAGAGACCAGATACAACGTTTCCAGTTACACCTATAGAAATTGGATTAGAGGACCTAACCAATCCAGAAGTATTGGATAATCTACCCCAAGAATATCTACCAACTGGATAATTTGTAGTTCCTGTGGTAACTATTCCAGAGACATTCGAATCAGAGTGAATGCGGCAGGTTATGATTCCCGTAGAAGTATTTAATGCTTCAACATAATAAACATTATCGATGTAGGTGGTTCCAATACCAACAACTTCACTATCTGAAGAATTGATAGAGGTAACTCCAGATCCAACTGAAGTATTGAAGATGTAGATTGGATAACCAACTTGAAGATCAGTTCCAACTAAAGAATCTAAAGTAAATTCTATGGCAAGATTTGGCGAAGTTGTAGATGCGATTCCAACAACCGATCCAGTGTCACCTTGAATAGTTGTGAATGTTTTAATAAGTTCAATAGATTGGCTAGCAGTAGTTGATATACCATTGACTATGAGAGCATCAAAAGATGTTAGATCTGGATTTTCATACTTAAATAATTCAACACTATCAACAAATACTTGTGTATCAGTTGTAGATATATCATCAATAATATATGCTGTTGGGAAAATCAACGACTCAATAGAATCTCTTGCTTTAGAAACATATTCTCCATTGATATTCTTATCAACTTTTTGCTTTGTCCAACTTAATGGTCTATAAACTTCAGATACTCCTGGACCAGGATATAGATTTGTTTCAAATTTATCCGAGAATGATAAGTCTGTAACAGTCCTTTTGTTTTGAGATAAAATATCTGGATCTCCGTTGAATTTTGAAACCTGGACAATATCACCCTTCTTTATAGTTTCATTAATATCAGTAACGATAGTAAAGTCTGCGGAAGAACCTTTATAGAAGTAAATTGAAATGTTATCTTCTGGTTTTGGTGCAGTTGTGAATATTAGAGAAGTTCCTCCGCCAAATGTGTAATTGACTCCTGGTTCTTGCAGAACACCATTTATGAAAATTAACAAACAATTTTGTAAATTAATTCTAGAATCAGGATCTTTTTCAAAACTGATAATATCTCCATTATAAATTAGTGGGAATGATGTTCTTACACCATCCTGAAGATCTGATATAGAATCAATAAAATCTAATTCTCCAAACTCCCAAGAGGCAAATTTATCAGAATAAGTCTCTAAAACTGTTAATTCAAAATCATGTATAGGATTGGATAATCTGGAATCAGTTACAATACCAACTGGTTTAAATACATCACCTCTTTGGAAAGAATATCCATTTCTAGAAATTTCAAAATTGTCTACTCCAAAGTAAGATGATCCAATCCCGACAGGACCAACACTCAAACTAATTGATAAACCAATTCCAGTCGTGGTTGTTGCTCCAACTCCAAGTCTTGAAACTCCAATAACGGAAAGATTTTCATAAGATGGAGATGATACAAATACTGATGGATTTGTATATCCAGTTCCTCCACCAACAATATTGAACGAAAGTGTTCCACCAGCACCTACAGAAGCAGTAATAGTTGCAGCTACACCAGAATGACCATCTTCATAAACGGTAACTCCAATAGAAGTTAATCCATTATAACCAGATCCAAATGAACCTCCAGATAAATTAGTTGTTATACCAGTAATAGATCCAGCAGATACTGTAGCAGTTACAGATGCTCCTACAAGGGGAGCAAATCCAAGTCCTGGAGTTGATCCAAGGGAAACAATAATTCCACCTCTTGGAGTTTCATTCTGATTTACATCAATGTCAGAGACAATGTATTCTAATGGATCAGTAGCAGGAACCGTAATTCCGGAGAATATAATGGTGCTTATTCCAACACCTTCTGTTATTTCAAAATTTCCATTAGAATTATTTGATGTGGTTGGTTGTTGGAAAATTCCATTAATCAAAACAATTCCACTACCACCAATAGTTCCAATACCTGTAGTATTTGCGCCACCAACTTTTAAGGTGAATGTTCTACCAATACCATTAAACTCATTTGATAGATCATCATATATTTTATTTGTGGTATAATCGGATCTCAGGAAAACTCTTCCATTAAATGTAGAAGTTTCATAATCCAAATTATACTTTGTTTTGTCTATGTTTGGATTTCCTCTTGGGGCGTTTGCAAAATGTATCTCATTTTCTACAATATTAAATGAACCTCTATAAATTCCAACTTGTGTTGATGATGTATGAGCAGTTGCAGAAGTTCCAACAAATCCTCTATCAGTTTGGACTAAATTAAATGATCCATTATTAGTAATTGGTCCAGTACTTGATGTTCCTAATCCAACATTAGTAACTTTGAGATACTCATCATCTATCTTTAATATATCCGATGGATTTATCGACGATATTCCACTCAAATTAAATATAGTAGACCCTGTTCCAATAGATCCAGATAATGTATGTGAAATATTGGAGAAAATTAATGGATGCTGAATAAGATCGTCAATTACAACTATCGACTTATCATTCTTTTTAGTCATCTCAAATTGATGAGCATTTCCTCCACCAAGGTCAGTAAATGTTACTGCAGTTCCACTTCTTGTTGTTGATATTTGGAATTGGTCGTAATCACGATTAGTTACAACAGCAAAGACAGTAGATGGTAAAATGTCAGTTACTCCACTATCTACATTGCTATATGTCATTGCAGTAGTTGCGATACCAACAATGGTTGATTTTGGAGTATAGATTAGTTCTTCACCGTCTTTAAAGAAGTGATTTGGAACATTAAATGTTCCTGTAGATGCATTTAATACACTGGTGTCTTCTGGATCAATAACTTTAACAAAAATTGGTACTCCTTCAGATGTTAATGTGAAATTAGTTCTATTAATTCTATCTCCGTTGATAGAATCATAGAAACTGATACTAACAGATTCTTGAATATTTCCATATTCTAGAGATGATGGTATATTTTGAGAATCTATAATATTATAGAAACATTGGCTGAAGGCAGAAATAACTATATTATCGGAAGAATAATTGGAATCTGGATAAAACTTAAGTTCTAAGTTTGAACCCGAATTATTTCCGCCAAATGTTCCTATACCAATTGCAGTATCAAATGTTGATATGCCACTAACACTCAATAAAGGTGATTGTTGTATATAAACATCACTATTATCTTGTAACATCATGATTTGATGGATAGACTTTGTATCTCCAACACTAATTTCAACAAGAGATTTTGCAGAATTAAATAGTGTCTTATCTAATGAGACTACGGTTGCTGTTCCAATACCTGTAGTAAAGTCTGACTTGTATATGGCAGATCTTTCGGATCCTTCAGGTTGTCTATCCAACTTAAATCTATAAGTTCCAATTCCCGAAGTGGTGGTTCCAAACCCAACAACTTTTGCTCTAAAAGTATTATTATTAGAAGAAGTATTAGTATAATTTAATGACAGAATTCCGCTAGAAAGATTTGCACCAAAAGAACCTATAAAGTTATTTGAGAGTGTTGACGTTTCTCCACTATCAAAATAGTACTCTGAAAGATAAGTATTTGATCCATCTGAAGTTACATATAATTCTACAAAATTCATATCATTCGAAACATCATCAATGATTTGAACGTTGGCATATAAAGATTCAAACTCACTATTATCAAATGTTACTATATTTTTAGTGGACCCAGAAGTTGTAACTCCAGCAGAACTTACTAAATCAATGAATCCGATAGAAGTTGTGCCAATACCAGTAGAATTTGTGAAAGTATTTCTTATAAGTTTTAAATCGTAATCAGTATTATAGGCATCTTCAGGAATAAATCTTAGGTAACTGTCATTAAACTCATCCACTACGATATCCAAGTTTCCATATTGTTCATTTGGTATGTGGAATGTTGACCCAGAACCTACGTTGACAACTCCTCCCTTTTCTATAATAGAACTGTTAGATCCATCATTTAATATCACTATCTCTGTAAATTGAACTTCACTATTATTACTATTTGCAATTCTAACTAAGAAATTATCAAATGAAACTGAGGAATCTAACTTAAGTATATTTGAGTACTCACTGGGATTATCCTCAAAATATGAAAACTTGTTACTTATATCATCTATTGCTAATACATCATTTCCAATACTATTAGTATAATCAGTTAACTTTGTATTTAACAAGTTCAGATACTTTGATCTTCCATTAGAATCAATATCAGTATCTCTGGCAAAATCAAAATCATAAATTGTATCAACTCTAACATCATCTATAAAATCATGAATTACTGTCGTTCCATCAATACTAATAAGATCTGATGCATCTGTTGTAGATGTTATGCCGGTGTCGGCAAAATCTTTTAGTCCGCTAGTGTGAAGTAGTGGTTTAATAGACTTTTCTACTTCTCTATATTCTTTACTACTCTTTACAGAGTATGAAAGATTTTGATAGTAATCATTGTCTGGAGTAACCTGATTATCAGAGTTTAGTTTTCCAATTTCATCGGACCATCCTATATTTTTTGTAATAGAATAATTGACGCCAAATGTTCCAGAATTTTTTTCTATCTCACTAATTGTCGCTACAGTTCCTGATGATTTTCCTGTTACAATCTCTCCAACCGATAATTCATAAGTTCCTGAGATTTTTAGTGATGTTCCATTAGAACTAGAAACAAATAAATCTCTTTCTGTCTGATTAGAAATCAATCGTTCCCCATTACTAAATTCCAATCTTCTTTGGTTTGTCTCAAATGTTGGATAATTGTCGAAATGAATTAGTGAACCAAATCCATCTGCCGATGTCTTGGCAATACCTGTATTGGTAGTCAATCCGCTATTGGATACACTCGATAAATCAAATACTACTTTATCATAAGGTGATGCTGTGATATAACTATCAACAACAAAGAATTTATATCCATAATCTTCGGAGTTAAATCCAGATCCATTTGAACTAGTTTTTACTATACCCTCAACAAAAACTTTATCTCCTACAGCAAATGGAGGAGTAGTAAATCCTAGTGGAGGTACAGTTATAGAACAGGTGAATATTCCTGTCGAACTAGACTCAACTTTTTGAATACTTATTCCATTGGTATTGTTAATGGTAATAATATTGACAGAATCCTCTGGAAGACCTTTTGGATTGTCTATTATTTCTACGGTTTGTATTGATTCGCCATTTAAGGTGGCGCTCAGATTTCCAGAATTAATTTTATTGCCAGTATTTGAATCTACAACAATGACATCTGGTGACTGTGTATATCCACTACCACCATTTTCAACTAAGATAGAATCTATTGTATTTTGATTTATAGTAGTAATATGTGGAGATATAAAGGCGGTTGGTCTTAAAGTAGGATCAAACGAATATTCAAATTCTTCATTTATAATTCTTAATTCCTTTATACTTCCGATAGAATTTGACTTTGCCAGAAGATATGCGTCTTTTCCATTCGTAGAAGACACTGTAGCAGTTGGTAACTTCTTATATCCATATCCACCAGAAATAACTTTTACTTTATCAATTCCACCTGTTGCAGTAGTGGATGTTGTCGTGTATTTTAAGTTATCACATTCGCTTTGAGTGTATGATAATCTTTCGGGGGTACGATTGAGAACCAAGTCAAACGTTGTTGTAGCTACACCGACAATGGAATGTCTGCCGTTATATACGCTATCTACAAATGAAATTTGTGAATAATTGTTTACATCCTTATCTGCAGTGCTTATAAAACCAGATTTTTCTAAATTATAGTATAATTTTTCTGGTAAATTGGAACTATAATTTATAGTTAAAGATGCATTTGTTGAAACACCGATAGTTCCTACTTCATATACATTAAATGGTAATGTTGATCCAGTTGAAACAAATTCATCTACAAAGTTCTGATCTGAGAATATTCTAAAATTGTAACCCAAAAGGGAAGAATCTGATAAATTAAATACCAGATTATTATTTTTTGTTACTGATATTTTAGGATTAATTTGAGATACATATTGAGAACTTCCACCAGTTCCTGCAATACTTACCACTGTAGGTGGAATTTTCGTGGAATCGTAATATGTTTCAGTCAGTTTTATATTATCAGAGTCTACCTTAAAGACATAATAATCTCCAACAGACAATCCAGAAGCAACCGAATCGGCAGAATAATAAATCTTATCCCCAGTTTCCAACCCATGATCATTTAATGTGATTGTATTTGTGGATGTATTAATACCGGTAGAATTAAATCCTATAGGATTGACCAGAATTCTATTCTGATTTCTAGAAATTCTTACATCAGTAGATGTTCCAATACCAACAGATAAATTAGAATCGACAGTTAGAACAATATCATCATTAACAGACATTCCGTGAGAAGTAGAAACTGAAACCGTGGTTTTTATTCTTTCAACTTTTCCTGTAACTTGAGTATATTGAGATTCGAAAGAATACAAATCACTATCACTACCACCATTGTGGAAAAATACTTCTTCGGAACTTAATGTGGTTTTTATTCCGATTAAATTTTTACCTTTATTGATTGCAAAAATGGTAGAAGGTAAATTAGTTGTTGTTACACCATCTGTTGAAATTGATATATTGGTGCCATCTGCAGAATAGACAATTTGTTGATTATTTTTAAATGGATGTCCTTCCAAATAAATTGCTTTTGTTGGGATACTTCTTTCAATTCCAATTTGGTCGCCAAAATCAAATGATGTTAGATATGAAGTTCCTGCTGTTGTTCCGTATCCAACTGCTTCTGTAGGATTAAAGAAAACCTTATCATTTATTTTGGAATTAAAGAAATCAACATTCTCTCCAATTGTAAATGAATCGGACTTGAAGGTTATGAGTGAGTTTGCGTCGTGAGAAACATTTGCAAGTCCTCTCTCCACTCTAATTATATTTTTATCTCGGAATACTTCTAAAACCTTAAGTGTTTCGGTTCCTATTCCTATACTACTTCCTATAGAAATTTTATCTGGAATTCTAGAAACATATATTTCAGTTCCGCCAATACTTGTTACTGACGATATTGAAGATATTGCAACAGAACTTTCAGAATTAACATTTATCTTATAAACATTATTCAATTTGGAAATATCTGTAGATAATCCAGAAATAGTTACATAATCATTATCATTTAAAACATGGTTTGGTAAAATTGAAACTTTTACGGTTTTACCATCAATCCATGTAAATATTGATCCTTCGTATGTGGTAGACGTAGTTTCTAAAGTTGTAATATCTTTTCCTTCTAAGGATGATACTGCAGCATTTGCACCTCCAATAGAACTAAAATCTACGATATCATCAACTTTATACCCTGTACCAGAATTTTTTATAGCAATCTTTTCAACATTTCCTTGAGATACAGATTCTACAACTATTTTTTGACTTGCAATATCATCTATTTCTGATATAAAATCATAACCGGCATTTTTGTCCGAGACTTTGTATGGGAAAGTATTTCTAAGCAAATTGGAATTAGAAAAGTCAAAAGACTGATTTAGTGTGGTATTTTCCGTTAAAGTTTCTGACTTATAATCATTTCCAATAAAATAAGGAAACTTTGGATTTCCAGATGCATCAATAGTAGCAAAATATGCGTAGACACCATTTGGGAACTCTAAAGTTTTTCCAAATCTACCATTATTTTTATCAAGAGTAGATCCAGAACCTGTAAACTTATAGTCTTCTATGAAAAATCCCGAATCAAATCCTGCTGGTCTATCTGTGTAAGCAGTATCTAAAACATATCCAGAAGCAATTCTTACTATAGATGAAGAAGAATCTTTTGGATCAGAATATCCATATGGACCATAAATTGGATTTCCATCATAAGCCCATCCAATAATTCCAGAAATGCTTCCAACATTTTCTCCAAATGATGTTCTTAAATTTTCATAGTATCCAGAAACTGTATACTTTAATTTATTATCAGATTCTTTTAAAACCTCATTTCCAAACCTAAGATTTTCATTTACAGTAAGTGCTCTAATTTTTGCTTCTAATACTGCATTAATTCCTGAAGATTTAACCAAAATAGAAGTCGAAGATTGAGAGTATCCCAATCCTCCACTTACTACCTTTACCCCAGTTATTTTTCCACCAGAAATAACTGGTCTTAACTGCGCCCCACTTCCAGACTTACTGGAATCAATGACAATTAGGTCAGGAATTGAGTAATATTCTTCTCCGCCATATTGTATATCTACAGAAA